CAGCTAGGTCTTGAGCTGTCTGACGAGAAGAGTGTATTTGCGCATATTTTTAATTGATAACAAATCAGAAAGGAATCAAATGAAAATAATAGTAAGTTTCTCCGGTGGCAAGGATTCGCAAGCCTGCTTGATCCAAGCTGCCAAACAATACGGAATCGATAAGATAGAAGCGGTATTCTGCGATACAGGCTGGGAACATCCTGCTACCTATCAGCATATAACAGACGTTTGCACACAGATGGGCGTTAAATTGACAACGCTAAAATCAAAGTATGACTTCGTTTCTTTAGCCGTACATAAGAAGCGTTTTCCATCTACAAACGCTCGGTTCTGTACTTCAGAACTAAAGATGAAACCTATGATTGACTATGTGCTTTCACTAACTGAAAGTTGTATCATCGTTCAAGGAATCAGAGCAGCGGAAAGTGCTGCACGTGCTGCAATGGAAGATGAATGCATGTATTTCAAATCATATTTTCAACTTAATAAGAATGGGAAAAAAGAGACTTATCGGGGAAAAGAAGTCCGGGAGTGGTGCTCCAAATACGATGCCTCCGTTATTCGTCCGATTTTTCACTGGACTTCGCAGGATGTAATAGATTGTATTCTTAACGCAAGGCAAAAGCCGAATCCACTTTACTATAAAGGCTTTTCCCGTGTAGGTTGTTTCCCTTGTATCATGTGTCGGAAACGCGAAGTATTGCAGTTGATGCAGGACGAGTCGATGAAGCAGAGATTATTAGCAGCCGAGCAACTGATGAGAGAAAAGACAGAGAGAGGTTCTACCTTCTTTCCACCAACCTATATCCCAAGATACGCTTGTACTAACCGGAGATACCCGACAGTCGAAGATGTATTCCGGTATGTGACTGATAAGAACGCCACACTGGATGCTTTTGAACCGGAAGGTGGATACGCATGTATGAGTATGTTTCATGGGCTTTGCGAATAGAAGTTTAATTCAATACAAAGAAGAAATGAATATTGGATTATTGGCTGTGGATAGCAATTATCCTAATCTTGCCTTGATGAAGATAAGCAGCTATCATAAGGCAAGAGGTGACAAAGTTGATTGGTATAATCCTTTCGATCATTATGATAAAGTTTATATGGCTAAAGTATTCAGCTTTACAGAGGATTACCGGCAATGGATAACTAATGCTGATCAGATCGAGAAAGGCGGTACAGGGTATGACATAAAAAAGGTTCTTCTACCGGAAATTGATAGAATGATTCCTGATTACGATCTGTATAATGTTGATAAGAATTTGGCTTATGGCTTTTTGACAAGAGGCTGCCCTAACAAATGCAAATGGTGTGTAGTTCCTGCCAAAGAAGGCAAGATTACCCCATACATGGATATTGAAGAGATAGCTGTCAATGGTCGCAAAAACATAATCCTTATGGATAACAACATACTTGCATCCGACTACGGTTTGCAGCAGATTGAAAAGATTATCTCCATAGGAGTACGTGTAGACTTCAATCAAGGTTTAGACGCCCGCTTAGTGACAGATGATATTGCCCGGTTGCTTGCTCGTGTTAAATGGATTAAGCGCATACGGTTCGGTTGTGACACACCGGGACAAATTGCAGAATGCGAACGTGCTACGGCTTTGATTGACAAATACGGGTATAAAGGCGAATACTTCTTTTACTGCATCTTATTGAAGGATTTTAAAGAAGCATTTGAACGAGTAAATCATTGGAAGAACAAAGGCGGTCGGTTCTTGCCGCATTGTCAGCCTTACCGGGACTTAAATAATCCTCGTCAAATTATTCCTCAATGGCAAAAGGATTTAGCCGGATGGGCTGATAAGAAATGGATATTTAGAAGTTGTGAGTTTAAAGACTTCATTCCGCGAAAGGGATTTGTTTGTAGTGAATATTTTAACTGATAACAAAATCAAGTATGAACGAAATGAAATATATAGAACAACCAAAAGCGATAGCTAAACTTGTTCATAAGTCGACCCAATCTATTATCCCAGTTTACAAGCCATTAAATTGGTTTCAAAGACTAATGATAAGATGGTGTTTTGGACTTAAATATGAGAGGATTAACTAATAACAAATCAATTATGGGCGAGGTAATAGTAATAAAAATAATTCTTTTACATCTTATTGCTGAAGCGATTGTCTGTTTTTTAGGCATGATTACGATGGATCATACAACCATCCAGAAATATTTGAGAGGTACTCTTTTTATAGTAGTTCTATCCATGATGGTTTCATTAGGGTATGTAATAATTAACCAATAACAATAAGAAAGGAGGAAATATGAAGAATTCTAATAAGAAAGAAATTATACTTGAGTTGGTTTATGACATTCCATCTTTGATAAGAATGCAGGAGTTATCCCTGATAGAGTTAAAGAAGAGTGTTCGTGACCAACGAGTCATAGACTTTCAGGAGGATGTCCTAAGAGTCTTAAAAGCTGTCAGTAAAATGGATATGGTAAAATTGGAGTATAACGAAATAGAAATGAGGAAATATGAAGAATATTAAAGATCTAACAATCAAAGTAACTTATCGAGTTGGACTTGGAAATGTTGAAGTCCCTGATGAAGTTTATAATGAATTAGCTAAAGCCTATGATGAAGGTGGTGATGTACCTGAATGGGATGATGAGCTTGAAAACGCAAAAGAATGGCTTAGTGATAATATTCGAGAAGCGGATGCAATGGAATGGGAATATGAGATTGATGATTTTCAAAATGAATAATTAAAAAAATAAATTATGAAACAGACATTAGAAGAAGCAGCAAAAGAGCATCAAAACGGTTTCCCAACTTGTGAAGATGATTCTATTTGTGCCGGATTTATTAACGGAAGACGCCATCAATGTTATAAGTCGTTTATCGCTGGCGCCAAGTGGCAATCAAAGCAATCTCCGTGGATCAGCGTAAAGGACAGGTTACCGCGAACAGATGATGACCTGTACATAGTGCTTGATGTTAGGATGAATCCTCCCGGATGTGGAGTGTGTGATTTTAATCCTAAGACAGAGACTTGGATTGACTATGGTGGCAATATTGTGCGCCCTACCCATTGGATGTTAATTCCTCCTCTTGAATCAAATGATAACGAATTAGAAAGAAAGGAGATTAACAATGAATGATACTATACAATCCCAAACTGTTTCTATAAAGGGGATAAATGATGCTGTAGCATATATTGATTTCTGTAATGGAAGATTTTGAAGATAGAATAAAAGTAATAGATAACATCTACGATCATCCGGAATTAATCAAGGAGGAATAAAATTATGATAGAAAGAAAAGGTTGTAAAGAGTTTCAAGAACAGGACTTCTCTTGTTTGCAAATCAGTTCTTACATGTTTTTGGTTGGGCCATTGTTATATGTACTGATGAATGTTCTGGAGTTACCATTATGTATCCTGCTCGTGTAAAATTTCGAGGATTTGATGATAAAAGTGTAACAGAAGCCTACATAAAGCTATCTGAATACATGAAACAAAATTCAGAGAAACTGCTTGAAGAAATCAATAATCGGAAGGAGGAATAAAATGAAAGTATGTGAACTTATAGCTTTATTGCAGACTTGCATTCAGGACTTTGAACTAAAAGAGATAATTTTCACCAAAGATAAAAATGGTGAAGATGGAGTGGATATTATATATGATAACGAGGCTATGTTTGGTCAGAAGACAGAAACTGCCAATGAATAATATAAACAATGAGAAAGAAAAGAATAACAGTTAGATTTGATGATCGTACAATGATGCTGTTAAATGAGTTATCTGATATGACCAAAACAAATACATCGGTAATTGTTCGCGGAATGGTACATCGCAATATTGAGGATTTGATTGATAAGGCGGGTAATTGGAAAATAAAGGATGAGAACACTAAAAAACGGAAAGATTGATAAAAGAGTTATGTCCATGATTGTGCGAAACTACGATAAATTGAAGGATTTATGTATTTATCGCACTCATGGGCTATTATGTTCCAAAAGTTATGAGGATATATTTCATGATGCAATATTGTTTGTTTCTCAAGATAAAAAAGCGTCACTTATATTCTCTGAGGAGGAGTTGATACGTTATTTCAATTATCGCTTCCGGATGATACTTTACCAAACTATTAATGATAACAAACAATTAAAAGAGATACCTTATGCCGACTATATACAAACCTCAAAGAAAGAGGACTCAGAAGAATGACAATTATTATGTTGCGGAACGCCGGAAAATCTATAACTCAGAGCGATGGCGTAGTCTGCGTGCATGGAAGTTTGCTTGCAATCCGCTTTGCGAAATATGCCAAAAAGCGGGAAAGACAGTTCCTGCTGAAGATGTTCATCATATTATCTCGTTTATGAGTACTAATGATTCCGTAGAAAGGAAACGTCTTGCTTATGATTACGATAACCTAATGAGTTTGTGTAAACAATGTCATCAGAATATTCACAATGAGCGAATTAGATAAATATATTGTCAAGATCGACAATATGTACTTATCAGAGTTTACCTTCCTATGGATGTATTATGGACAGTCTTGTGATCTATTGTTTCAAAAGCCTCAGACCATAGGATGTACCGGCATATGGGTAGTAGTGAAGGATGAGAATACCAAAAGATTCCTAAAGCGGGCAAAGGAGAAGACGGGATGAGAGCTATTTGAAGTAGATAAATAGTGTTAATAAAATAAAAACGGACAAGATGAGGAATATCTATTTTTATGCGTTTTTAGTTGGAAATTGATATAAAATAGTGTGTTTTCGTTTCTTTTTCGGGTGTTTTTGCCGTGTTTTATTGTGTTAAATTTGTGTTAATAGTGATAGTTGCTCCTTTTTATGAGGTTGTTTATCTTATGCGTTATTCCTATGGGACAATCTGATTAAGCGGAAAGAATAAAAAAATATGTAATGAAAAATAAACTTGTAGTCCTTTGTGTACTAATTCTATATGCTGAATTTATGTTAAAATTAACAAATTGTTCAATCGGAAGGGGATAGGGGGTCAAATTTGTGCGTTTTCAGCCTTCGAAACCTCGCCCCACCCTTCTTCACACGCACGGAACTTTTTTGAAAAAAGCCAAAGTGTTTCGTTGTGTTAAAATAGGTCAGACATATTAATGGTTTTTAGAAAAAGAAAAAGCTATGGCAAAATATAAAAAGATAACCTTCAGGATTCCGGACAGCATCCGTCATGATGAGGCTCGGAAGATTATAGCGGATATCGTGAAGCAGCTTAATAAAAGCGAGATGCTGGAAGTAGCCGATATACCTCAGTTGCATCGTATGTCAATTGCTTATGATACCTATCTGACCTGTGTCGACATTCTTGCAGAGGAAGGTCTGACGATGAGAAATTTAAAAGGCGAAATCGTGAAGCGTCCTGAAGCCAATTTATTAAAAGAGAGCTGGAGTCAATATCTGGAATTGGCGAAAGAGTATGGATTGACAGTGAAGAGTAAGGGGCAGATAAAAGCGTTGAATGTTGAAGATGCTGAGGAATCTCCATTAACTGCTTTTTTGAGAGAGAATAAGGAAATGCGTTAATGCAGACAAAAGCGTATTATAAGTATGCACAGGATGTCATAGAAGGCAATGTTGTTTGTGGTAGGTATATAAAACTTGCCGCAGAACGCTTTTTTGACTTTATGGAGAACGACCGGTATGAATTCAGGGAGGAGAAAGTTGACTATGTTATAAAGTTCTTTTCGATCCTGCGTCATTTTACGGGAAGGCATGCGGGAAAGCCGTTCGCGCTCCAGCCTTGGCAGCAGTTTGTGATTGCGTCTATTTATGGATTTTATGTGAAGGAGACCAATGAACGCTTAGTAAAATACGTGTATATAGAGATTTCAAGAAAAAACGGAAAGACAGCGTTTGCTGCCGGGTTATGTCTTTTTCATCTTATAGCAGATGGAGAAATGGATGCCGAGGTCGATTTGGCTGCAAACTCAAAAGATCAGGCAAAGATTGCTTTCAAGTTTTGTTCTCAGTTTGCTAAAGGGCTTGATCCAAGAGGAAGGGATCTGGTATCATTCAGGGATAAGGTAAAGTTTGAGCAGATGCTCAGTATACTTCAGGTTTTTGCGGCAGACGATTCCAAGTTGGATGGTTTTAATGCGTCAATGTATCTGATAGATGAGTATCATGCGGCTAAAAACTCCGGATTGAAGGATGTGCTCCAGTCTTCGCAGGGTATGCGCGATAATCCGATGGCTGTTATTATTACTACTGCCGGCTTTGACAAATTGGGTCCGTGTTATCAGTATCGGGAAATGTGTACTGAGGTTCTTTCCGGTTTAAAGGAAAATGATGCCTTGTTCGCGGCCATTTATTCGCTTGACGAAGGGGATGATTGGAAAGATCCTCAAAACTGGGGTAAAAGTAATCCGAATATTGGCGTAACCGTAAAGCCTCAGTACTTGCAGACCCAGGTTCAGTCAGCAAAGAACTCTCCTTCGGAAGAGGTTGGTATCAGAACTAAGAATTTCAACATATGGTGCGATTCTGAAACTATATGGATTCCGGATCATTATATATTGCAGGCATCTGCCGATATTGACTTCGAGCAGTTTAGCGGTATGGATTGTTATGCCGGTATCGACTTGTCCAGCACCAGCGACTTGACTTGTGCCTCATTTATGTTTCCCACAGAAGATAAGTATTATTTCAAAACGTTGTATTACCTTCCGGAGGCCGCCTTGCACGAGAAACGTTTCCGTGATCTATACGGAGAATGGCGCAGGCATAATCTTATAACCATAACTCCCGGTAATGTGACAGACTATGACTATATCCTCAATGATCTTATGCGAATTCGGGATATAGTTTATATTCAAAAAATAGCCTATGATGCATGGAATGCGACGCAATTCGTGATCAATGCGGAAGAAAAGGGATTTCCGATGGAACCTTTTTCCCAGGCATTGGGCAATTTCAACCGTCCGACCAAAGAGATGGAACGTTTAATCCTCTCTGGAAGGGCTGTGATTGATAATAATTTGATAAACAGACACTGTTTCCGCAATGTTACTATGGCAAGAGATAAAAATGGTAATACCAAGCCTTCCAAGCAGTTTGAGGAAAAGAAGATCGATGGAGTGATTGCCAAACTGGAAGCATTGGGTATTTATTTAGTTTCCCCAAGATACGGAGAATTTTATTGATTTGTCAGACACTTTTTTGGTTATACGTAAAAGTGTCTATAATGAGTATAAAAATTCCGTTTACCGGTATAGAAATAAGAAGGGCAACCAAGCAGGAGACTTCCCGTGTCACCGCTTGGAGTTACACTGGCGCAAGACCCATGCTCGCCAGTCGGAGCAAACCTATGCTTCTGTCTACTGTTTATCGTTGCGTTGACCTCATATCGGACAGTGTCGCTGTTCTCCCGCTAAAAACTTATTTACTTGACGAAGGTGGATTTAAAAAAGAGTATAAGACTCATCCGGCTTACATGATTCTTGATCTTGAACCGAATGAGGATATGACTCGTTTTGTCTTCTTTAAAACTCTGATGGCTTCTGTACTTCTGACGGGTAATGGATATGCCTACATAGAAAGGGACCGTAATTTGAACTTATTGCAGTTGATATACATACCGACCAGTCAGGTGACGATTGTATACATCACTGATAAAAATGGTATAATGCGTAAGCGTTACCAGGTAGTAGGTTTTAAGGAACTGGTTGAACCAAAAGACATGATCCATGTCCTGAATTTCTCTTATGATGGAATTATCGGCGTATCTACGTTGACTCATGCGCGTCAGACTCTTGGCATTGCTACAAAAAGCGAAGAGCATGCTTCCGGCTTCTTTGAATCAGGGGGTGCTGTCTCCGGAATATTGACTGTTGAGGATAAACGGTTAGATAAGAAGCAGAAGGATCAAATATATGAAACATGGGGAGAGAGAATGTCCCAGCATCCGAACGGAATAGCTGTATTGGAAGGAAACATGAAATATCAGCCGATTACTGTCAGTCCCAAGGATAGCCAGCTTCTTGAAAGTAGACAGTTTAATGTGGTGGATATCTGCCGTTTCTTCTCTGTGTCTCCTGTTAAGGCGTTCGATTTGTCTAAATCAAGCTATTCTACCGTTGAGGCTACTCAGCTTCAGTATCTGACCGATACGGCATTGGCTGTAATCACTAAAATAGAGCAGGAAATTAACCGAAAAGTATTTCTCAGATCAGAACGCGGCAGAATTATCGCGGAATTCGATACATCGGCCATTTTGCGTACTGATAAAGCAGCACAGGCCGCTTACTGGAAGGATATGTTTTATGTCGGAGCTGCTTCTCCAAATGAAATCCGACGTGAAAACAATCTTTCTCGTGTGGATAATGGAGATAAGGTTTTTGTACCGGTTAATACTCAGACGTTAGATAACGCTTTAATGCAGAAAATGCCTATTGAAGAAGAGATTGATCCCAGTTTGTCAGACAATAAAACGGTTAATAAGTAAAAGATTAGTTATGGATGAAAAAAGAGAGATAAGAAACACGTCATTTCAGGTCCAGGTGACCGGAGAGAATGAAGAAAAAAGAACTGTTGAAGGTTATGCGCTGCTATTTGATACCCCATCAGATGGATTATCATTTACTGAAGTCATTAAGCGTGGTGCTCTCGACGGAGTATTGGAGAAAAGTGATGTTTTTGCTCTATTAAACCATGATCAGAGAAGAGGGGTTCTTGCGAGAAGTAAATATGGTAAAGGTTCTTTGTCGCTATCGGTTGATGACAAGGGATTAAAATACCGCTTTGACGCTCCCAAAACCGCTCTGGGTGATGAATTGCTTGAGAATATCCGTCGCGGAGAAATCGGAGAAAGTTCTTTTTGTTTCGATGTCGAAAAAGATACATGGGAAAAGAGGAGTGATGGTAGTTGGAAGCGAACAATAGAGAAATTTGGCAATATCTATGATACTTCTCCGGTTTATAATGGGGCGTATAGTAAAACTTCAGTCTACATGCGTGGAAAAGAAGCAGCCGAAGAGGAGCTTCGTCATCGGGAACAGGAAATTCCTGAGTCTTACTACCAAAATATCGAGAAATCATTAAACATTTAATTTATAAATTATGGCAAAAGAAAAAAGTATTACAGACTTGAAGGATGAGAAGAAGCAGCTTTCTGCTCGTTCAAAAGAAATTATTGAGAAGGCTAAAGGTGAAAAGCGCCAGTTCTCTTCTGAAGAAAACGAGGAATTGGGAGTGAATCAGGCTCGAATGGCTGAAATCAATCTTGAAATCGAAGAGAGAGAGGAGGAAAATCGCGGTAAACGTCCTGTGAAGACAGTGACTACTGGAAATAGTGGATTTTCTATTCGTCGTGCTATTTTGGCACAGATGAATAAAACGGAACAACGTGACAGTGAAGCTGCTGTTATTGAAGAGGCGACCAGATTGCATCGTTCTGTAGCTGCTACTGCTGAAAATTGTGGTGAACTGATTCTCCCTTTGTCGTATCAGAAACGTGCGGCGTACACAGCGGGAACAGAAGCGACCACTGGTGTTGTCATTGACGAGGAACAGCAGGAGCTGTTGTTACCATTGGAGGCTAACCTGGTACTGTCTCAGGCGGGAGTGCGTATGATGACTGGACTGGTCGGAAACATCTACTGGCCTAAACATACCGCAGCTCAAGTTTTCTGGGAAGGTGAAAATACGGAAGCTAAAGATGGCAAGGGAGAATTCTCTAAAGGCAAGCTGTATAGTCCGAAACGTTTGACGGCTTACGTAGACATCTCTAAACAGTTGCTGATCCAGGAGAATCGTTCCGTGGAAGGATTGATCCGTCAGTTGCTCGCTATTGCCATTGCCCAGAAGGTGGAAAAAACAGCTCTGAGTAATGCTGAGACAGAAGAGAATGTCCCAGATGGTATGTTCCAGACGTTAAGTGACGTTAGCGGAGTTATGGACTGGGGAAAAGTTGTTGAATTGGAAACCAACGCAGATTTAAACAATGCTTTGTTCGGCAACTTGGCATATATTATGCATCCGTCTCTGGTTGGAAAAGCCAAAACAAAAGTAAAAGATCAATCCGGAGCTGGCGGCTTCCTCTTTGGCAATGATGGCACAGGTATGCTGAACGGTTATCGTGCATTGCGTACAAACAACATTCCTAAAGGGTTGCGAGACGCGAAAGACGAGTTCGGTATTGTGTTCGGTAATTGGGCCGACTATTTCCTGGGACAATGGGGAGCAATTGACATGACTGTAGACCCATACACGCAGGCAACTAAAGGTGCGGTCCGTCTGGTTATTAACTCTTATTGGAACATGGGTATGATTCGTCCGGAATCATTCACTATTGCATCAATGAAATAATATGGCATACGTCGAACTACAACTGGCAAAGAAGCATCTGAATGTAGAAGAATCTTTCACTGAAGATGACGAATACATCGAATGTCTTATTGAGGCTGCTGAGGCTGTTGTAGAGAAGGATATATGCGAGGAATTGAAAGCATTGTCCGGAGAGGATGGTAAAAGCCTGCCGGCTCCTCTCCGACAGTGTATTCTTCTGATGGTTGGTCAATATTATGCAAATCGGGAACCGGTTGCTTTTGTGCGGTCAAGTCAGGTTCCATTATCTTATAGCCATTTAGTTTCACTCTATCGGAATTACAACAGATGAGAGCAGGATTATTAAAATATACCCTTGTGTTTGAGGAGCCGGTCGAAGAAAAAACCGAAACGGGTTTTGTCCGTAAGGACTACCGGGAAGTGTTCCGATGCCGGGCATATCGCAAAAAACAGACGCTTCTCTCTATTGACGAGAGTGCTTACGAGCAGTTTATCGGTCAGACAACGGTCATGCAAGTTCGGAAATATCCGCAAATTAAGTATGGTTGTCGTGTAAAGTACGCAGATAGCGTGTGGGAAATAAAGATGATTGAACCGGATGGCAATGAGCTGACCTTAACTCTAAAAAAGATAGATGTATGATTCAGGTCACGACAATAGACAAAGAGAATATTTACTACCTGATCCGTAATCTTGAAGATTTTGAGAAGGACAAGGCTGTAAGGAGCGGACTCCGGGCTGCAATGAATGTCTTCAGGGTTAAAGGAAGGAGTAATCTTCGTGCAAGGCTGCTCCATCACGGGAAACAGACCAATCATCTGATGAATTCTTTTACAACAAGGGTCAAGAGGAATAAGCTAGGCGCATTGGCTGGCTTTGACCGTCCGGGAGGTAACCATGCCCATCTGGTCGACAGAGGCACTAAGAAGCGTTATACCAAATCTGGCGCAAGTCGCGGTGTTATGCCGGGTAACAACTTTTGGGAGGACGCCCGGAATACGGAAGAAGGAAAAGCAATGCAGGCAGTTCACGAAGGGATAAAAAGAGCGGTTCAACGAATAAATGACAGACGATGAACATGTTTAAAGTAACCAACGAGGTACGCGGCATTCTCCTTAAGTCAAAGGAGATTGTGGGGTATGTGGAGGATAAGATCTTTCCTGTGATGGCTCCAGAAAATACCGCTGGGGATTATATAATCTATCAGAGGGATGGGTACAAACAGGAGTATAGTAAAATGGGAGTAGCCCGTCAGACTCCATTGGTAAATGTGATCGCCATTAGTGAGGACTACGGACGCAGCCAGGATCTTGCCTCATTGATTTATGATTCCTTGTCCGGAGTATGGACAGATCCGGATATGCACATTCGGCTTGAAGACTCTACCGAGGGCTTCATTGATAATAAATACATTCAAGTTTTACAATTTTCAATTAGTTCATTATAGTTATGGCAGAAAAAAAATATGATTCGGCTAAAGACATGGTTGTCGGTGATAAGCTAATGCTTTTCGTTGAAACCGGAGAATCCCCTAGTAAGCAGATACTCCCTATTGCATTTGGAACCTCATGTAGCATTGACATAAGTGCTGATACAATTGATACGAGTAACAAGATGTCAGGTAACTGGAAGGAATATCTGACAGGACAGTTGGGATACACTGTCACCAGTGAAAGTATGTTGTCTCTTAAATCAGGTCATTTGTCTTTCGTCACATTAAAGGAATTGATGAAGGAGAGAACACCGATACCTTTTGTGATAGCAAAAACGGAAGAGACAGAGGGAGACTTCCCGAAAGGAGAAGAATATGTAAAAGGAAAAGCGATTATTACGGCTCTTTCCATGAAGGCAGACAATGGTGCGATCTGTACCAGCTCGGTAACCTTACAGGGAACCGGGCCTCTGGAAGATGGAGCCGGTGCTTGATTTCGATATAGTTAAAAGGTGGAGGCGGTCAGAGATGGCCGCCTTTTTAAATAGTTAGAATAATGAATGTGTGTTTAATCATAGAAACGGTACTTCTTATTTATTTGGCCGTGTGTCTTATATGCCATTTCAGAAAAGGGGATACAGGCAAGCCTAAGACTTCAGAATCCGCTCCTCCGCCAAAGATCAAGGCGTTGTCAGGCAGAATGAAGTTTAAGAAATGCACCATTAAGATGATTATCCGATGGGAGCAACTGACCAAAAAGCCTTTCTCTCAAATAGACTATACCGACAAGGAAGATGTAGATGCCTTGCTTTATGTGATGAATATAGACGGCATGAAGGATATCTATACTTATTCTGTTTTCAAAACGGCCATGTCTAACGATAAAATATTTAAGGAGTTGATTTCAGACATAGAGAGAATGAGTATTATTTCTTCTCAATTCCAGAAGGCATTGGATTCATCCGGAGAGAGTGCAGCTTCGGAATCATGTTTTGTTGGCGAGATAGTAGCTATGCTGATAATGGACGGACTGGACGCTCATTATGCAATGGAGGAAATGGAGATTTATGATCTTCCCCTGTATATCGAAGCGGATAACCGCAAGCGTAGAGAATCTCTGGAGTCCGAAAGATTGTGGACATATATGACGATCCTTCCTCATATAGACGGCAAGAAACTTCGTTCCGCTCAAGATATGTATCCGTTCCCCTGGGAGATCCAGGAGATGAAAGAAAAGGCTGAAGCTGAGATAAAGGCCAATGAGGAGGATTTCCGAAAGTTTATGGCCGGTGAATTATTTGATATAAACAAAGTGAATTGGAGTAAAAGTAATTAATTATGGCAAGCAGACTATCATTCTCAATAGCATTAAATTTCTTAACCGAGAATTTTAAGAAGGGAACGAACCAGGTAAAAGCAGCCTTTCGTTCTATGCAGATGCAAGTCCTTACCTTCGCAGCAGCTCTTGGTGCAGGTGGTCTTGGATTAACCAATCTTGTCTCCCGTTTCATTGAGGTGGCCAAGGAATCAAGCCGGGTCACTACGGCTCTGAAGAATGTGTCCGGAACAATGGGACAGTTTGCGGAGAATCAGCGTTTTCTGCTGGATATGGCTAAGAAATACGGATTGGAGATCAATGCTCTGACGGGCAACTATGCAAAATTTACGGCTGCGGCTTCTATATCCGGCATGACGATACTAGAACAGCGGAAGATATTCGAATCTATGTCCCGTGCTGTTACCGCTTTCGGCATGAGCGCGGAGGATAGCAATGGTGTATTCTTGGCTTTATCCCAGATGATGAGTAAGGGAAAGATCAGTTCGGAAGAATTACGTCTACAGATGGGAGAGCGACTTCCTATTGCTCTTCAGGCTATGGCAAGAGCTGCCGGGACTAGCGTTGCCGGTCTTGACGAATTGATGAAGAAAGGTAAATTGATGAGCGCGGATGTCCTTCCTAAATTTGCTAAAGCCTTGGACGAAATGATTCCCAATGTCGATACAGATAATCTGGAAACATCTCTGAATCGTCTGAAAAATGCCTTCACTGAGTTAGTCGATGAGGCGGATATCAAAGGCAAATATAAATCTCTTATCGATTGGGTTACTAGCGCAGTAAAAACGGCCACAGAAAATATCAGGAGTGTTATAACTTATGCGATTGCAGCAATCGTGGTATTGGTAACGAGCAAACTGGTTAATAATATCATATCTGCTATAGCCAAAGCCGAATTAGCCGCTAAGTCAGCAGCTCGCCGGGCTGCTAAGGATGCAGGAGTTGCATTTAATGAAGTTGAATGGAAAGCACAAAAGACGAGTGCTTCCATCAAGATGGCGTTTAGCAAGGCAATGGGATCATTAAAATCGTTATTGATCTCTTCTATCCCTACCGCTATTATTACTGTGCTCGGAGGCCTTATAGCCCATATGGTGACGCTAAAACAAGAAGCCGAAAGAATAAGAAAGGTTTTCTCTGATTATAAGAAAGAAGCGGCTAGTATTACGCATACTCCAGAGATAATTCAGTTAAAAGTAATTCAAGATTTATATAATAAAGCAGCAGATGGCTCTAAGTTAAAAGAAAAATATCAGAATCGCATTATAGAATTATTGGGAGGGGAATTAAAGAAAAATCAGGATATCAATGCTGCTGTACGCGAGAGAATTAAACTATTAGAGGCTACTGCTAAAGTAGATTTTTTCACGCAAAAGAAAATTGCAGCGGAGGACAAATTAAAAGATATATATAATAAACGCGGTGGCGAAGAGGCTTTTAATTTCCAATATAGAAATGCTATAGAGAATCAAGGAGTATTAAATTTTGGTGGTCCGGCTCCGATTATAGGAGAGATGGAAGAAGCTATAGCACTTAGAAATATTATAAAAGATGCTGATGCTAATCTGCACCAATATACGGAATATCTGGAAAAAAATAAGCCATCTATAACGACTCCTGCCACTACTACAGATACTTCCACCAAGAAGACTCTTCTCCAAAAACAGCAAGAGTCATATAACAAGCAGCTTGAGGAATTGGGTGCAGAGTTAGAACTTGGTAAGATTACTCAAGCAGAATATAACAAGGCATTGGGTGAACTGAACATCAAGATGTATGCTCAGGCAAAAGGAACAGGTGATAAGGATGTTTTAGGAAGTACTTATTTCCAAAGCCTTAAAACTGCTGCCGAGAAAGCGATAAGGGATCAGGATAAGAATGCTGCTCTTGTAGAATTCGAAAAGATTCAAAAGGAATACAATAATAAGGTAAAAGAACTCCAGTCACAAGAGTCTAAAGGGCTTATTACTCGAAAAGAGTTGAATGAGAACTTAGCTTCCCTTTCTTTGGATGCCGCAAAATCCGCTGCCAGTATAAAGGGTATTGGAGATGAGGCTGATGTCTTTATTGCAGCAATGAGTCTGAATGCAAAAATGCTTGCGTCTCCCATTAAAATAAAGCCTAGAGACACAACTTTTGATTATAAAAAGACCAAATCCGATATTGCCTCTGAGGAGCTGGAGGCAGCAAAGGAATATGCTGATCAACTGAAAGATCAGGCCAAAAGCATGGGAAAGACTTTAGAGGATGAGGTTGCCAAATCATTAGCTAATGTCCCTACTTTGGAGAAGGCTTTAAAACTAGCTCAGGTGAAGGAGGATGTAAAGGATCTTACTAAGGAGCTTGGACAAATGAAATGGGATGCCCTAAAAGAAACTGTATCTACCATAGATGGGGTGGCTTCTGCTTTTCAAAGGCTGAAAGATGCTTTTGATCCGGAAACAGAGGCTTCGAGGTGGGAAAAACTGATGGCTATATGGAATACGCTGGCGAGCGTTGTAGATGGAATATTATCAGTAGCAAAGACCATTGAAAATATAACGGAACTTACGAATAAATTAGCTAAAGCTAAGGAGGCAGAAGCGGCGATAGATACTGCAACTACATCTCAAAAGGTTTCTAATGCCGCAACAGGAGCTGCTGCTACCGTTGCGGCTACGACTATCGAGAAAGAGGCAGCCAAAACGGAGGTAGCCGCTAATACGGCTAAGGGGGCTAGCGCGGTTGGAGCAAGTGCCGCAAAAAAACTGCCTTGGCCTATAAGCCTTATTGCAATTGGTGGAGCGATAGCTGCGGCTTTGGCGTTATTTGCTGCTATCCCTAAGTTTGCGCGTGGAGGAGTTGTGACCGGTGGGCCGTCGTCCGGAGATAAAATGCTGGCCCGTGTCAATGCTGGTGAAATGATACTTAATCAGGGACAGCAATCCCGCCTGTTTGAAGCGATTAATTCTGGAAGATTGGGTGGAGGTGGAAATATATCTTCATCAGTCACTACTAGAGTAAGAGCTAAAGACTTGATTCTTACCATTAATAATGAACTTAAATCACAAGGAAAGAAACCTATATCATGAGTTACGGACTAATATACACGATACCATTTGCCACAATTGATAATATCCCATGTGTGGTTGAAATAGAAAAAGACAACTATTCGGGAGAAGTTATGGAACTAAAGGGTGGTAATTCTCCATTTACAATTGACATTGCAGATGATGAATTTCTCTATACTCCTATTCGGTTCAGTACTGCAACAATTCGTGTAGTAGGTAGTGATTATTTGCAGAGTTTGTTTACTACAGCTTATCAAGAGTACCGAGTTGTTTTTAAAAAGAATGGAATAGTAACATGGATTGGTTTCATCAAACCTGAAATCTATACACAGGACTATACTTCAGATGTATTTGAATTGGAGATGGAGTGCATGAGTGCCATGTCTACCCTTGAGTTTATTGATTATGAAGTAGAAGGTAAAAAGAAAGAATTTGTTTCATTATGGTATTTGTTGAAAAGATGTATAGAAGCATCTTCTGCAAATTATAACGCTGTATACCTCCCTTATGTTTATGCGAAAAGTGAGAAAGAATATTTATCTGGCAGTAACATACTATATGATATGAGGGTTAGCGAACAAAACTTTTTCGATGAAGGTGGAAAAGCCATGAAGTTGAAAGAGGTTTTGGAAGAAGTATGCAAATTCTTAAACTGGACTTGCGTAGACTGGAAAGGAGAACTGTACTTCGTAGATTTGGATCATGATGGAGTATATCATAAATATAATGTTACACTAACGGAAAAAGAAGATGTAGGATTTAATAGTATTACGATACAAAATATCGGTTTCGCCGGTTCCGATCATTCTATGGATATTTTGCCCGGATATAATAAAGTGACAATCAAATGCAGTAATTATCCAATTCCTGAGACTTTGAATTTCAGTGTGGATTATGACGATTTAGATCAATTGGTCACTTTGCCGGATATTGTATCTGGAGATGATGTTTCACATCGCCTACTCTTGAATCCCGGTGATTTGGATATGTATCAATACGAACAGTTCGCACATCGTGTAGACATAAACGGATATAAGAATAATGTAGAGGCGGAAAACCTACTGGGTGCTATTCCTATGCGATATTGTAACTACAAAATGGTTGATAAGGATGGAGGGAAAGTTCCAGATATCACAGAGTATAATTATACCGATATAATAAGAGTGAGATTAAAAAATAAAGATGGAATAGTCTTAGGAGGATATGTTCCTGTTTTTATATTGAGGAGTCCATGTGTTGCTTATCCTCCCGGAGTATTTTGCATTAATGCCTCTGTAAAATACTTCCAGAATGAAGAATTATCTCCTTTGTCAAAAGATAGATGGGGAGGAAACTTAATGATAGGTACTAAATTGTTCATTGGTAATACAGATCTTACGACGGATGATCCGGTACTTGGTAATAACTTGTATAAATGCACATATATATCCTTTGGGGCATACGAGGATGGAGACTATAAAGCTATAATCAATGACAAGAAATTGAATGATCCTTATCAAGGTGCATCAGGTAAAATGATATATTCTTCTCTTACTGGAAGTGGAGTGACAACAGGAGAATTGGAGTTTCAATTGTTAGCTAGCATGTATCCGTCTGAAGTTAACAAGTATGGAGTGTTTTTACAAAACTTTACTGTAAAATTCATCCCCAGAGATGGAGAGGATACTACATCTAACTCAGATCGTATCTACGAAAATGTCATTAATGAAAACTATATTAATGAACTTGATGAGATTGAGTTGAAAATTAGTTCATACAATCATGATGGTGCATGTTATGGAAAAGTTGTATTATGGACCGATTATTTAAGAGATGATCTTTATTCATACATAGAAAGAACTACCATTCGTCCGGAGGAACAGCTTATTCGTAGAATAATCAACCGCTATAATGCCACCCGTGTAAAACTAACTCAAGTGATAAAAGAATCATCAGATATTACTCCGTTATCTCGTTTGTCTGACAATTATATGGTTAATAAAAGATTCATTAATGCAGGCGGATCTATCGACTACAAGATGAATCGTTTCCAATGTGTAATGATAGAGATATGAGCAGTAATATCGTAATAAAAACAAGGGCTATTCCGGCTAGTTCGAGATCGAAGGATTATCGGACTAGTACTGTTGTGCGTACAGGTGGTGGCGGAGGAGGTTCTTCTTCGTCCGGTGGTATTTCTGGGGATGTGGGATTAAGCAAGGATATTCGTGTAAATGCGCCAAAAACAGGTTATGTGAATCCGGGAGACGTATTGAGAAAAGGTATGGGATATGAGCAGATATTCAGAAAGATGCTTTATGCTCCGATGCCGGCTACTCTTGTTGGGAAGATTTCGACGGCTAATGACGTTGAATTTGGTTCTAAAAAAGGAGTTTTAACCTATACTGCTACCCGTAATGATAACGGAGCGATGACTAAGGCTTTCTGCGACAATAATGAAGAAAATATTCTGGCATTTTCTGAAGAGGACAATAATGGCGTACAGATTGCGACAAGAGAATTGGAAGGAAACTATACAAAAGGAGAAACGTATTTTGCTACAGTCATGTATGCTGCCGGAGAGGATGAAGATATTAAGGATCTGACATTGACAAGTAAGATAAGTGTCAATGTTTATCGTAAGTGGTTTGCCGGGCTGTGTGATTCTGTACCTCAAACATCGGATGATGTACGTAATTTGAAATCAAGTGGCTTATATATAAAGGCGGGAACATATAAATTCCCAGTAGATAAATGGAAGAAAATAGCGGTTTGTATTCCTGCTGATGAGGTTGCTGAATTGACGCTTACTGCTTATCCGGGTAATTTCATAGAGGATACAGGAATTACTACCGGCCCAATAACAATATCTGTTGAAGGAGACAACAAAAGTGCCGCGATTGATTATAAGATGTGGGTTGTTCAGACTTCGGGATTGAATGATGCCGATACATTTACTTTTAAAACTGCATAAGATTATGGTTAAGATAAACGGAAGCAGTTTTGCATTACAATATAAAAGAACGACAGGGAGACCTATCGATTCTACGGCAACTTTCAAAACACTGGAAGATGCGACATCATATGCTCGTAATACGGATGCGGAAGAATACTTTCCTTATCCGGCCCAGATAGTCTCTGTTGAGTCAGATGGAAGTGTGTATAAATTGTTGAAAGATGAGACCATTTCGGAAGCGGATGGACGAAGGCATTATAAATTGTCTCCAATAATGACAGGGGACGATGCCGATGATAAATATCTTAGCAAAGTGGAGGACGATGAAGCCAAAGGGCTAATAACCTTCTTGGCCGGCATTGACGTTAAGATAAAAGCCGTTATCCAGAAACTAATCGCGGAAGACGCAACCTTCTCAAAGGAAATATCATCAAAAGACTATGTACAGAATCTCATTGGCTGGATGATTACCTCCGATGGTCATATCGATGCGAAATCGCTCCATCTCCGCGAATTTCTTGAGGTTCCGGAGCTTCGCTATAACCGCGTATCAATAACTTCGGGAGAGGACTGGCTTGCTCCCGGTGGTGGTATTATTGAATCCGTAAATGAATCCTCTCAGACTCTGACTTTGAAGCTGGAACCGGGAGAAGTTGCGAACCTTGCGGTAGATGACATTTGTAAGGGTATATTCAACAATAGTACAGGATTCCAGACTTCTTATTTCCGTATAACTCAAAAGATAAGCAATTCGGAGTTTAAATATACTCTTAGAAGCGGCTATTCATATCATCCTCAGAAGGCCATGCATTTTGTGGCATATGGCAATTTCACAAATGCGGAGCGCCAGAAATCTGCTTATTCCACAAAAGACTATAAACGCTATCTCGCAGGAGTAAATAACTGGGAGATAACCTCTTCTATGGTTATGATGCAGCTAGGGGACTTATCTAATCTGGTCATTTCAGGACTGGATTTGTCCGGATACAGTGCATACCTTCGCAATGTGTATATGACCGGTACGATTAAACAGCTTTCACAAGATGGCACTACAGAGGTCCTTGTTCCCGCATTTAAGGGGGAATGGAAAGCAGGAAAGTATTGGTATTACGATGAAGTTGCCCATAACGGCAGCACATGGATATGTATTGAACCTAGTACTACGCAGGAACCGTCTGATTCTTCTACGGATTGGTTAAAAGAAGTGTCTAAGGGAGATCCGGGTACTCCGGGAAAAGATGGAATTCCGGGAAAGGATGGTGCGGATGGTCGTACTTCATATTTTCACGTTAAGTATTCTCCTGTACAAAATCCTACTTCATCTCAAATGAAGGACACTCCAGATGTATATATTGGAACATATGTGGATTTTGTACAAGCAAATAGTACTGATCCATCCAAATATACGTGGGCTAGATTTCAGGGAATTCAGGGAGAAAATGGAACTCAGGGTATTCCTGGAGTAAATGGCGAAGATGGTCGTACCAGCTATTTGCATATTAAATACTCTAATGATGGAAAAACATTTACTGCAAATAATGGTGAGACTCCTGGTGCATGGATAGGTCAATATGTTGACTTTGTTCAGTCGGATAGTAGTGTTTTTTCTGACTATAAGTGGCAAAAAATTAAAGGTGAAGATGGAGCGGATGGTAAAGATGGTGTAGGGGTACAAGATGTGGATGTGCTTTACTATCTTTCGACTTCCTCTAGTTCTCTTTCCGGTGGTTCTTGGTCGACGACTGCTCCGGCTTGGGTAAACGGAAAGTACATGTGGAGTAAAACTAAGGTCACATATACAGATGGTTCCACAACGGAAACAGGCCCTGCTTGTATTACCGGTTCAAAGGGGGCTAATGGAACCAATGGAAGTAACGGAGAAGATGGAAGGGGGGTAACTAGTATCGTTGAACAATACTATCTCTCGACTTCCTCTAGTTCTTTGGTTGGCGGATCATGGTCGACGAGTGTTCCCGCATGGGTAAATGGAAAGTATATGTGGACCAGATCAGTTATCACCTATACGGATGGTTCATCGACTACTACGGATGCTATTTGCGTCACAGGAGCGAAGGGGGAAACGGGTATAGGAGTAAAGAGTTACAGAGAACAATATTACCTGTCTACATCCTATAGCACTCCGGCAGGTGGTTCATGGTCGTATAATGTACCAAGCTGGACAGATGGTAAATTTATGTGGACGCGAACGGTTGTCACTTATACTGATAATACAACTTGGACGAGCGATCCGGTCTGTGTGACAGGAAGTGCCGGTCCATCCGGTAAGGGGGTAAAATCTTTCGAAATATTTTATTACCTCTCGACTTCCTCCAGCTCTCTTGTCGGCGGTTCTTGGTCTACGACCGCTCCTAAGTGGGAGGATGGTAAATACATATGGACTAAAACTAAGGTTACTTACACTGATAATACAACATATGAGAGCGATCCTGCATGTTTAACCGGCGGACAAGGAAAGACTGGATTGCCGGGTGCAATGCTCCGGCCACGCGGAGAATGGAAACCGAATACCGAGTATTATCACAATGATGCGTTTATTGATACCGTTATTTATAACGGGAATAACAAACTCTGTAAGGTAACTCATACATCTACTTCTACATTTGATTCTACGAAATGGGATGAATTCAATGAGTTTATCAATGTTGCGACAAACGTATTGCTAGCGCAGAATGCGACAATTGACGTATTGGGAACTTCCGGAATATTTGTAGGTAATCTTGAAAAGACGCAGGGATGGATGATAACCGAAGGAGCTATAAAGCATAATGAGACAGGTTTTGAATTAACTGCTGAAGGTGGGATAAATACAGCTAATGGAAAGCTGATATTGACTTCTAATAGTACCGTAATTCGAACTAATACCGGTCAGGACATCGCCTTGTTTAAAGATGTTGATGGGGTTCCGATGATTGATGCCAAGAATATCAATACTGAAAACCTGGTGGTGACATCTGGGGCTATTCTAGGAGGATGGGAGATAAAGGATAATAATATAGTGTCTAGAGATATAGCTGATGCAAAGATTCTTTTAGAGGTTAGCGGTACTCGTTTTTTGCGCATTAATGAGTACGGAGGAGTTTCTTCTCAAGGGGCATATCCTTTTTTGACTATACGTAATGATAATCAAGACTGTATTAATCTAAGCACGTATGGTAAAGGAGGAGTTGCGTTAAGAATCATAGCTAACACTTCTGGTGGTGGGGCTATAGAGAGTTATGGATCTCATAAATTCGGCCAGCGCCAGTATGAGAAATGGGATGCTCCTGGAGTATTATGGGCTGCACGTATTACATCGGGAGGTGGTATATCAAACAGATGGGGAGATGGGTGCTATGTATCCAAAGTCGACAGGACAGATACAGGAAATTATGTCTTTTGGCACGATTTAGGTCATACCGACTATTTTATAATAGCTACAGGCATAAACGAGAATTGGACTCTTTGTATAATATCTGATAAACAGGCCAATACTTTTACAGTAAAGACATTTCATAAGGACCAAGGATGGATCAATAGTGCATTTGAGGTCGCAGTTATAGGAAGAAATAAAGTATAAATATTATGATGAGAATAGACTTTAGAAAAATCGAAGTAATAGACATTGAAGGGAACAAGAGTACCATCGATGTATCGCAGAAGTTTGCTAATGCAATTTATCAAAACACAGGTGATATTGGTGAATTAGAAATTGCAAGGGAAATGTATAATAATGGTGTGGTTGATCTAACTACGGAGCAAGCAGAATCTTTTAAAAAGTATGCAGAGCTTTTTGTTCGGGCTATTGATCGTTTGTCAGTTATTAATGCTTTGTCAAAAGAATAATAATTGGAAATTTAAAAACAAATATTTATGAAAAAAGTATTTTATGACTCATGGCTTGCTAAAGCTATCTTATTTCCAAGCTATTCAACCATCACTTTGTTTGCTTGGGTATTTACTAAATGGTCCAAGACAGATGCCAGGCAGTCAACTATCAATCACGAATGTGTCCATGCCCGTCAGTGGATTGAACTGACTGTTGCATCTGGATTACTCCTATGGGCCGGAGGGTTGATCTTCGGATACTCAGCATGGTGGTTGGCATTATCTGCGGTTATATTTTATCTATGGTATGTACTCGAATGGTGCATCCGCCTAATCGGTAATATCTGCAATCGTGATGCATACCACATGGTCTCCTTTGAAAGGGAGGCCCGTCTAGCAGAGAGAGACAACAACTACTTGGAGAACAGCCACTATTTTGCCTGGCTTAAATTCTATAAAAAATAATGGAACAGATAAGTCAAATCGTAACGTTAATTGGTAGTGCTATTGCAACAATCCTTCTTCCTCTGTTGGGTGCATTTATGTTCTACGACTCCAAAAAGCGTAGGGAAGCAGCCCAGGCTGAAAAAGCAGAAGCGGATAACATCAGCCAGTATGCAGCAGAATGGAAGGAACTTTATGAGAAAAAAGAAGCTAAAGTTCACGAGTTGGATACTAAGATTGACCAGCTTTATGTTGAAAAGAATGAGGACCGTGAGCGTATCCGGGATTTACAGGCCAAAAACGCAAAGCTGGAACTTGAGAATCAGGCTTTAAATTTTAAGAAATGCGAAGTTCGGGGATGTAAAGACCGTCAGCCACCAAGCGATTACTAAATAAAAGAGTATGAGTTGGATCAAAGAAAGTAACCGTCCTAAGCACCTGCTTTATGCTATCCCGGCAGGCGCATTGCTTACCATCTTGTTTGTCGCAGGATTGGCGGCAGGAATGGAATTCAAGGATAAACAATGGGGTGGCAAATGGGACTGGCTTGATATTGCGGCGACATTGATTGGAGGCCTTATCGGTCAGGTTATTCAGGCATTAGTATTGATTTTAATATTATAGAGAAATATATATGGAGTTAAGAGTAGAAAGACTTTGGAAAAAAGATAAATATACAGTTGGACGTCTGTTCGTTGACGGAAATATGTTTTGCAACACATTAGAGGATCGGTTGCGCGATCTTTCCGCAGAAAAGAAGATTCCCGAACAAACAGCCATTCCTGCCGGTAAATATAAAGTGATATATAATTGGTCCCCTAAATTCGGACGCAATTTGCCTCGTTTGCTTAATGTACCTTATTTTGATGGTATACTAATCCATCCGGGAAGTACCGCTGATGATAGTGCTGGGTGTATCCTGGTAGGGAAAAATACTGAGGTTGGCCGTCTCACAGAATCTCGATATACTTCCGATCGACTTAACGTATTGATTGAAGATGCTCAAAGGAAGGGAGAGGAGATTACCATTGAAATTATAAACTAAAAATAGAGGAGAAATAATCATGGACTTACAATTTACAAAAATAGAAGATCAGGACTTGTACGCTGCCGAAGCAGTAGTGAATGCCGATTTCAACATCCACCTTGAGCGAACCGCAGCTAGTCGTTTGAACATCTTTCAGCGTACTCCGACGGAGGGTGATTTCGAACCGGTATATCTGCCATCCAACGTACAGAATAACACCGGAAAGACTTTTGACTGTGATTTCAGTGCTTTGGTTTACCCCAAAACAATCCGCATTGAGAGCTATTCTGAGGTAACAACAGGTATCTTAACGGAGGCAGAATAATGCTAAACAGGTTATCTTTAAATAAACTGAGTCTTAACCGGGTCGATTTAAATCGAATCGGTGGTCGTGATGTAGGGGTGTCCGGTCGTCCCTACATCGACCCCGAACTACTCAGCCGCGTCAAGATGGCTATATCCACCTGGGGCAAGACTAACGACGACCCTGACCGGGCAATCTTGAAGGACTTGTCCGGCAACGGGAACGACATGCGCCTGCTGAACTTCGGATTTGCGGAGGGCAGTGGGTATGGATTACCGGGAACCGACTTCGAAGGCTGGCTATGTACAGACGGAGTAGACGACATGATCGTCAGCGAAAAGACCGTTGACGAAATGATAGGAGATAGCAAGGAATGTACTGTCATTAGCATAATTAACTATATTTCCGATATAGGCTCTGATCATGTCAATGTATTGGGCAAAAGGTTTATCCGGAATAATATGTTCGAAAGGAATGGCCTTAATGGCAAATATTATATTTGTGGATATACGTCCTCAAGTATTAACGAGATAGGAAATGTTACGGTTGTCAATGATATTTTAGGAGATAAGAATGATTTCACTGCTAGCTATCCTACAGCTGCTGGAGTTGCTGATTATTTTTCAGTTATCGGATATCTTGATACAAATAATGTTCCTCGAAAATGTGTTAAAATTGCCTACGCAGGAGGATTCATCGCTAATAAAGTTCTGACCACTGACGAAATCAATCAGATCATCGCCTACTATAACCTTGACCGTCCGGGACAGATCATCAAGCCTCAGTTATACTACAACATCAAGAAGCAAGGTATCACCAACGACAATCATGCAGAGTTTAACGATCAGTTGATCGACTTTGTAGGAGGTCACAACATCCAGTTGAACAATATCGGTTGGGAAGGAGAAAGTGGTATCAATAGTTATCCTGTAATTTTCGGTGATAATAAGACTTGGGAAGCTCAAGGGTCTAAAGATGGTGATAAATATTATATTTATACTAGTAGTGCTAATAAGTTTAATATTACACAAATTAAAATTAGTAGTTCTTTATTTTATAGTTATATAAAAAGGAATGGAGGATTGACTGTTTTTAACAAAGATATTCCATCTTTTAAAATTAAAGTAACTGGATTAGAATCTACTAATCTTCTCTTAAGATATAATTTTTTAAATTCTGCAAATGCAACAACAAAATCTATTAGTAATATTGTTTCTGATGGCGTTCATGAATTGCCTAAATCTTTTGCAAGTGATGGAAGTTTAACTGATGATAATTTTTGGATAGGTTTATCGTTCATTAAGAAATCAAGTGAGATTCCTGATGTAATAGGTAATGTAAATATTACTATCGAAGTCCTCCCCACCATCGAACACGCTCTCTGCCTAGACGGCATCAACGACTTCGGCAAGGTAACCGGTCTCCCTGTTTTGAAGGACTATACGGTAGTGGCGGATAGAGAAATAGAAACAACAACTGGAGGTGTAATATCTAAGGCTCACTTGATAGATAACGGTGCATTTATATTTGAGCAGAAACATTTAGGACAAGACACTACAAGCTCATTTGGTATAGTAAACTCTTCTGCTAATTTAAATGTAAATAGAAAAATATCATATCAGTCTAAGTATTTGTACAATGGAGAACCTATATTAGTAGGTGCAGGCGTTGACGGTGATACTATGTGGTTAGGAACAATTAGAGATGGTGATAGCAGATTCTCCAAACTCGCTCTTTGGTCTCTCATGCTCTTCCCCTACAGCCTCTCCGAGTTTCTATTGGAGAGACAACTGAGAAAGTACAAGGCAGGAACGCTATATCCGGATATGATCGAGTTTAGACCAATTGTAAAGAGTAACATCCCTTACTCTTCAATCTCCTACTCAGTTAATCCGGGAGTGTATGTAACCGAAGGCAGCGCGGTAACTATCACCATAACCTTGTCAAACGCTTCTGATAAACTAATAGGCGTATCATCTAACGCCATCGGCGACATATCCATCTCTGGGGACAATGGTGTCTATGAGATAACCGGAAAGGTCACCAAATCTCCTCAGAAGATCAGCATAGTTATCTCCAGCTACTTGACAATGTTAGGTAACTATACTTTAATTTCAAATGAAACATTAATTAAAAACGAATGATATGAAAAAGATATTTGACATAGCAAAAGACTCCGAAAAGTCGTGGGGAGTCATTGCGCAAGGGATAGATGGGAATTTTGAGGAAATAGAGGCTAAGATGACAGATATTCCGATATCTTCCGTTAAAGAAATAAAAGAATACTCTCATGATGACACACAAAAAGGGTATTATTATGCTTTAACACAAGGTGTAGGAGGAATAGCACCGTTGGAACCAGTGTTATTTTCGGATAGTGGCTCTCAATGGGAATGTATGAAGCTGCCGGTCTTTGCGGGCAACATATGCACTATTGCTACTCAAGGTGGAAATAATGGTAGAGCTTATGCCATTACGGACGAATCTCTAAAGATTATAGAAGTGGCTGATGCTAACGTTAATACGTTGAATGAACCTAAAGTTATCACTATCAATGAAAATGGATATTTATATATAAACAATATAGTCGTTAGTGAACCTAAATTTAAAGTGAAAATAACTACCGGATTAGATATAAAAATAGATAAGCTGGTAGAACAATCAGAATTAATAAAAGAGAAAACTGAAGAGCTTGATAGAAGAGTAATATCTCCTAGATACAGAAATAATCCGTATCCTAAGAATGTCCAAAATCTGAAGATATTGTCAATAGGAAATTCTTATACAGACGATCCTACTGCATATTTGGGAGATATTGTGGAGAAGTCAGGAGCGGATCTTTCAAAATTATGCCTATATATAGCCGTTATGAGCGGGGCTTCTTTTGAGACTTGGGTTGATAAATATAAATCCAACGAGACGGTCACAATATCCAGAAGAGTGGGGACTTATGATATTGGTAAAACATCCGGCACATTAAAAGAATTACTTGCACAAGACTGGGATATAATCACAATACAGCAGGTCTCTACTTTGGCTAACCAATATGACAAATGGGAACCATCGTTAAAAGAGTATATGGAAATATTAAGACGTAACTGCACTAATCAGAATGTGTGTATAGGTTTCCAGTTGATACATGCCTATTGGACTGGTTATGGTGGTGCTCCTGTTGGTATTGCTAGATACAATGAGATAGTTAATAGCGTCAAACGTCTTGTTCAAGAGGTAGGGATAGACTTAATTATTCCGACTGGGACAACAATTCAAAATGCACGGAATACATCATTGCAGACGGAGCATGATATAACAAGGGACGGTTCGCATTTGTCATATGGGGTAGGCAGGTATTTATCTGCTTGCACTTGGTTTCAAGTATTGTTCTCTCCCTTTGTAAATAAATCTATTTTGGGCAATACGTCAATACATGTAGTGACAGAGGAGGAAAGAACCGCAGGTGATAATAAATATGAGGCAGTAGATGTCACGGAAGAAAATAGATCACTTTGCCAAGAATGTGCTTTTTTAGCCACTTTAGATATGTATAATGTAACTGATATTAGTGAGTAACATAACGAATTAAACAGTAAAGCGTATGAAATACATTGTATTCCCATCAGAGAAACTGGACGAGATACCGCAAGAGATGCTCGACGAACTGCACCTGACCCCACGAAAGAGCGTTGACGGTACTCAGGTGATCATGAAGATAGTTCATTACGAAGCTCTTTTTCCGTCCATTATGACCTTGCCATTATTGGACGAAGAAGAAAAAACGGAAAATCCGATTTATCCTTATCCTACCTACGAAGGCGAAGAGTTGAGTGTGTTGTTGTCGGGTCCGGATTGGTCATCAAGTGAAAGTATCATATGAAATCTCTCCCTTGGATATTAGTCTGCCTGCTTGTATGCGTGGTCGTGTGGATGCGTTGTAATCCGCACGATCCTTCGACTGTCTATGTAAAGGGAGATACGATAAGAGTAAGGGACACTATAGTTGACATCGTGCTTATGCCGGTAAAGGAGACCTTAAAGCGTACCGATACGGTGTATTTACCGATAATAGTAGATACCACTACCGACAGAACCGTAGAAGGCGACTCGGTTCCGGTGATTATACCGATTACAAGCAAGGATTATAAGACTGATAATTACCGTGCAATAGTTAGCGGCTATAAGCCCAGTCTTGATTTTATAGAAGTCTACGGAGAAAAGGAAATCATCACTCTTAAACCGAAGCAAAAACGCTGGGGCCTTGGCCTGCAATTTGGATACGGCTATCCCGGTGGATTGTATGTCGGTGGTGGAGTAAGTTATAATTTATTTATGTGGTAATACCGGCACTATCTTCACAGACCGTTTCCGGTATGAAAAGTTTAAGTTGTATTTATATAACAATTTCCATTGGAAAAAGGTTTATTAAGAAAGGAGGACAAAATGAGACATTAATTGATTATTAAGCACTAAGTTATCCGGTAAAGTAGAAGGCCGGTTATCACTAATAATAAAATAAACTCCGTAGAGGCAGGAGAAAGAAGCCTCACACCCGTTTCGACGACCAAATCACAGACGGGCTAACATCTCAAGGACTGTTCGTGAGGCTTCATAGCTTAATCAACAGTTTTTGAGATGTTTTGTTTTATAACCTTATATGTTGTTCAGCATGAAAATTACAGAATTATATCAAAAGGTCGTCGGTGTGGTAATCATGGTAACAGGCATAAACGAGAATGATATTCTCCATTCCAATCGGGAAGAGTGCGCTGACGCAAGGTATTTGCTTGTGAGAGTTTTGTCAGACAAGCTGTCGGATAAAGAGACAGGTTCGCTGATTGGGAGAACAAGGCAAGGGGTGTCGTTTATTCGCTCTAACGACACAAAAATGAGAAAGTGGAGCGTAATGTCGGCATGGCGGGAAATAGATGATCATATAAAAGGGATTTCTTTTTGATAAAATATATTGTTTATATAACGGATATTTGCGATATTTGTAGTCGCTAATGCTAGCCTAAGACTCGTTTGATTTACACCTCCTGTATTAGGTAGCTTGGGACATCTTTATAGGTGTCCCTTTTTTATTTCCTGCAAGTAATTCGCAAGTAACTATTCATATGAGCAAGTAACTTCTTATGTCCTTTGTGATGCGGTTAATATTGACCGTATGCATAATTACATAAGATTTTATGGAAACTGAAATGAAAGAAATTATCAAGGAGAAGGAGTATGTCCATGACGAGAATCGTAAGGAATATGCTTCGAAAAGTGTCGGTAATGCGGCATTGGCCACAGGTATCATTGGTACAGCGCTAGGTGCTGCTGCTATTTGGGGACGTGGCAGAGGTTTTGGTATCGGCGGCGGAATGCCCGAAAACGTAAATATCAACACAGTAAGCGATGCCGTTGCCGGCCGTTCTGGTGTTGCTCCGACCGCATTCAATGCCTACAGCAAGTCTTGCGAAGCCGAATTGTCACTGACAAACGAGATGTGGGGCCTGAAGGTAAACACCCTGAATCAGATGTACGCACATCGTGATACAGACGTTGCTGAAAAATTCGCTTTGTGGAAATCACAGGTGGATGGCGACTTCGGCCTGTACAAATCTCAGGTAGACGGTGATTTTGGCTTGTACAAATCAATCCGTGACCTGTACGACAATCAGACAGAGAAACTGAACAACGCAACCTTCGGCTTGTACAAGAATCAGCGTGACGGCTTCGATGTGTTGAATGCCCGCATCAGTTGCCTCGAAAAAGAAGTGGCCGTAGGCGCCGCAATCCGTCCTTACCAGGACAGACTCATCCAGTGCGAGATTGACAAGGCGTTTACCGCTAGCATCAACTACACAGACCGTCTGGATTGCCGCAACATTAAGGGTGTGGTAACTCTTCCTAGCACTCCGACTGTGACCGGGTTTCCCAGCCAACGTTGCTGCTGCCAAGGAGCAACCGCAACAGCGCCAGCGCAGTAAGCCGGTTCCTAAGAAAAAGAAAAAATGAATAGTTAGTGGCGGTGCGCCTTCGGGCGTGCTTGCCGCTTTCCAATATCAACCACTAACTACGAGCTTATGAATAATTACTTTATGACCGGCGATCCGACACTTAATCCCGGAAGCAGCTTTGATGCGAGAATATCAGAATTACAGCAAATGCAGCAAAATCTGGAACTACAAAAAAGGATGTACGAGCAGCAGGCATCTCAGCCGGCTAACGAACAACGCAGTCAATCTCCCGTATGGGATGAAGTGGATTCAATTTGGGACAGCATGACCGAAAAAGAAAGAGAGCTGGTGGCATCCTCAGAGGAATTTGTGGAGAGCAGTAACCATATCTCAATGCTGCTTAACGAGCAATACATGGCAATGATGCGACCGGTAGTAGAACAAAGTAAAGCTGGAAAAGATGCATTGGACAATCATCTCACATTGCTGAAAAGACTCCGTAAATCAGCCCAAAAAGAAGCTAACGCAGAACTGGACGATTTTAAAGAGTATAAAGAGAAATACTCCGATATGCCTTACTCCGAATATCAGAAGATGAAACGTGAGCAAGTGAAGAGAAAGGAGGCAAGAAATGAAAGTGACCGATATCAACCAGTTTAAAGGTGACCTAAAGACCCAATTGCAAATTTGGGCGGAAAGCAAGATAGACGGAATCTTCCCAACCAAGCCGCAGGTAAGAGGAATCTTAAAGAAGGGATTGAACAACTACATGTACCGCATAGACGATAAGCTGGATAAAATAATTGATAACTCCCTACTGTTCCTCGGCGATGAAAAAGGCATGATCGATACAGACGCTGTCTTTGACACATTCGTAGGGATGTTTAAAGAGATGGACATCAAGGAGTATAAGCTGGGAATGATCCCGGTAACCGTTGGAAAAGGCGAGATCGTAGCCAACATTCCTCACCATCCTCTCTTGGATATGATCGTCGGAGATCTGGGCAAAGTGACCATATCCGCAGAAGACATACTTGAGATTAAATCACTATTATAACTAAAAAATATGAAATACCTCGATATGATGAAGAAGGCTAAATCCGAAGGCGTTGCCTCGGAAAAGGCCATGTGGAAAAGCGTAGAAGGAGTAGATGAGATCCTTTGCGTTGTCAAAGAAGAGCATCCGGAGATGTATATGTCCTTTATGCGTGACCAGCATGAGGCGCTATACGGTCCCCACTACGATAAGCATTTCGCAGAGATGGACGTAGATAAGATCAAGTACACCAATGCTGCCGGCGAAAAGAAGACCGGCGCTCATTGGAATGTCGATCAGATCCTCGAAGCAACGAAGACCATGCCGTTCCCGTCTGGAACAACACCCTGGGACAGATACGTTGCATTCAACTCGTTTTATTCAGATATGTGTGCGGTATTGGATGAGGCTACTCTCTTGAAGGGTGCTTACCGGTTTTACTTCGCCGACGAAGATGCTCCGGCCGGTAAGATCTGGGAGTACATGACAGCCATGATCTATGAAGACTAGCCTTGACATATTGCTGGAACAAGCAGACGACAGATATCATCACGACTTCTGCCGCCTGCTTATGGTCATGCTGTGGAACGCTTAGAGAGGTTCCTTGAATGGCTTATACCTATTGCTGTCTTGGCAAAGGTTGCGTCCTTGTGTTTGTCCCTGGTTATGTAACCGGGGATTTTTTATTCTACTTATAAAGGAGCCTAAGTGTAAATAAAAGTAAGATAATGAACTTTTTTCATCTTTTTTCTGTTATAAATTAAAATATTGGTATTATATTTGCAACCAAAATTCGGTTTTATATGAAATTCAAGTTTAAAATAACGGATGATACCACTATTGAGGATGCGGAAAAAGAACTAGAAAATCTTTATAGTGCTCCTGTAGTGGATCTTCCTTTTAATCATGTGGTTAAGATTGCAGAATTTCTTGGAGCAAAATTACAAGATAGTCCACGTGGTTCTATGGAAAGATTTTACCATCCTTTAGCTCCAACACCTGGCAAATATTTTGGAGTACACGTTGTTCATAAAGGTGGCAATGAAGTCCTAATAAAGAGGACTAATTTTAAACAGTATCTTTATCCGATATTAATTGAAATAATAAGGATAAAGAAAAAGCAATAACTCACTAACCCAATACAATTATGTCACGTAAAGATTTACAGTACTACAAATCATTGGAGTACAATGTTATTATTAAAAAAGAAGAACTTGATGGCGAAAAGTGGTATGTTGCATACTGCAATGAGCTTGGTCTAAATGCTTGTCATGGGATAGGAGAAGATAAAGTATCTGCTTTAAATAGTTTTATTGAGGAAAAAGATGCTTTTATAGAAATGTTGTATGAAAAAGGAGAACCTATCCCTGAAGTTGTAAATGATGAGCAAAACTCAAGTGGTACATTTTCAGTTAGAACATCCTCATGGGTTCATTCTTCGTTGATACAACAAGCTAAAATGAATGGTGTTTCCCTTAATTCTTATGTTAATCAATTGTTAGCATACGGAATTGGGCAACATGATGTTTCATTGAAATGTGAAAGAAAAATAGATGAGATTGATGAAAAGATTACTGCCCAAAATGATATGATTTTAAGGAACCTTAATTCAATTAATTACAAAACAAATAGCTTGTTTTGTAATGCTACTCAATCTCGTTTTTATGAACATACCGAATTTAAATCAGTTGTATAAATATGAAAAATAAGATTACCCCAGAAGAATATTCTTCAATATTAACTTCTATAAAATTAGATAATATATTTCTTTCGGATGGGAATGTTAAGGTGTTTGAGTGTGTATCAGAAGGAGGCTCTATCAATTTAAATTTTAAAGATAAATACTCGTTTTCTGAATCCGAAAGTAATGCTTGTTTTATAGCTTCCTTTAAGCTTGATGGTATAATTGGCGAGCAAGAAAATGCGGAGAAACTATTTACTATATCTGGAGAATTTAAAGTCAGATATAGTAAATTAAAAGAGGTTACAATAACAAAAGATTTCTTTGATGTTTTTAAAGAGATAAGTTTATCAGTATTTATCTGGCCTTATTTTAGAGAGTATATTCAAAATATGATTGTCCGCACAGGGCTCCCTTCTTTTACTCTCCCCGCCAAAATATATGGCGTGCATGATCCTCAATAAAAGGAATCTCTTGTGCTTTGAGGATTATATATTTGGTGAAGAGCTCCTTTCCATTATAACTGCCTCTTTTAAAATGGAATTGCCCGGTATACAACATGCCGGGCTTTTTTATATCCAAACGTTAAAGTTTGATATTACAAAAACTATTTATATCTTTGTAACATCAAAATAAGAAACAAAGTAATAACAACTAAAAATAAAGATATGAAAACAATCATTGAGAAAACGGTAGAAGGTTTTGAGAATGCAATCATCAGTGAAAATGAAGAAAGTTGGTTTGTTGATCTCCGTACAGGTTTGGGAGAGGCTGAATACCCTAAATGCGACTTTACATTAGACCAAGCTATTGAAGATTTAATTAATTGGAAAATGGAATGATGATACGGGAAACAGTCAAAGAGGCAATGAAGCTCCGCAATGTCAAATCAAAGGATCTTGCGGAGTATGTAGAAGTAACAAAGAGTACCATGTCCTTGTTTCTTAACGGAAAAACGAACTTAGGACAAGAGAAGATTGAAAAGATTCTGGACTTTTTGGATATAAAGCTAGTAATAACTAAATAATATGGCGGAAGAAAACAAATACGATCAAGAATCGATCAGAGAGCTGCTCTCATGGGCGCAGAATACATTAAATAACAAGACCTACCCGGAAGGAGAGTTGGTCCTGGACAAATGCATCAAAGTAATAGACTGTAAAAGTCATATAGAGGCAATGATCCAAATGATCTCTAAGAACTGGGAGAATCCGACGTTTTACCCTACCATTGAGATGTTCCGGAGATTTAGAGAGAAACTGGAAGAAATATAATGCATTTTTCTTATATTTGTAGCGCCGACAATAAAATTACCAAAAGTAGTAGGATGCTCCTACTTAAATCTATCCAGTTTTTGTGTAAAAAGGCAGCCTAATAAGCTGCCTTTACTGTTTTATATTACCTTTTTTATCTTCTTGAATCCTTCTAAGACGGATTTTGGCATAATCTTGGCATAGATTTGTGTGGTCTTTATATTTCGATGACCGAGCATTTTGGCAACGACTTCAATAGGAATTCCCGATCCTAGTGCTATAGTCGTAGCAAAGGTATGCCTGCCAATATGTGTACTAACCGGTTTTCTGACTCCCGAAGATGAGGCTACCAATTTTAGCGTCCTGTTATAAACATCATATGCAAGATGCGGTAGTTGATAGTTATACTTATCAAGTATAGCAACCACCGGTGGCAATAATACGGCAAAGAAGGTAACTCCGGTCTTTAATCGCGCATCTTTTAGTATATAATCGTCTCCATATCGTTCAGCCTTTGAGAAATCGACATTCATCAAATCTGAATATGCTAATCCTGTATAGCATTGTACGATAAACAGGTCCCTGGCTTTTGCTTCTAACGTTGAGAGTGTTTTATAGTTCCTGATAAGGTCTATCTCCTGAAGGCTAAGAACCGTCCGTTCGCGTGGAGTTCCGAGGCTATCATGGAATTTGCTATAGGGATTTTCGTGCATCTTCTCAAATCGGATAGCTTCGTTGATATACAATTTGATGACTTTGTGATAAGTATGTATGGTAGTCTGCATCATAAGATGTCCGTCTACCTTCCGTTTCTTAAGGTACTCATCAAGCAGGATAATGTTTGGATATGTTATATCCGAAAAATTGGTTAAGAACCTGTATTCGTTTTTGAGGAAATTAAGCACCTTATGATGCTGCCTTTGTGTACTGGCACAGGTAGGACGCTCTGTGATTCTTTTCTCCATGAAACCGACAAATGTTTCATGAATGTAGTCTTCATTGATCCGATCCAAATGGTCAAAAGAGAACTTTTGTTTATTTGAATCTAGGCGATCTACTAAGGCTTCAATTTCTGCAATCTGCCTATTGACTCTTTCGTTGAGGCGTTCTGCATCATCAATATTGACTATACGTCCACCTCTATATTGGTTTTTGTATAGCTTAACTCCGGTAGAGATGAACTTACGTTTTTTCTCATACCTAATTTCAATCTGTAGAAGTCCTTTTTTCTTAGAAGACGCCTCTTTTTTTCTGTCGAAAATCGACCTAATTTGTACTCTGTTCATAACGCATTTTAGTTTTAAAAGTTTTGGTATCCATTTGTTAAAAACGGTATCCTCTTTTGGTATCCTAAATGCGTATAAATCCGTATAAAGCCTTATAAAATTGTATGTTCTAAAAATATGTTCTCTAAAACATTGTAATCTCTAAACAATTAAAGCACAAGTAGTTACGTTTTAAAATCGTCCCAAACTCGTGCTTTATTTAGTGATCCGCCTGGGGCTCGAACCCAGGACCCCAACATTAAAAGTGTTGTGCTCT